TCTCATTGCTTTTTCAAAAGCTTCTACAATATCACCAATAAATTCTGGTTTAACAACTTTTATTTTTGACTTGGCAAGGTTTTGAGTGCTGCTTACTTCGAAGTTTGTAACAGGACTTGTTCCTGCCATTTGTCTACGAGTTCTTTCAAGCGTGCTATCACTTATGTGGTGCGCAGGAGCATAGGCAGTTTTAACAATTGAATTACAAGATAAGGTATTACCTACCTTACCAACATCAGCGGCGAGTGTACTATTAGATGCAGTAAGTGTAATAGTTTCTCCAGCCGTTCTAAAATTTGCGGGTGATGTTGTGTCTTGTTCTATTTGAATATAGCCGGCTGTAGGATATATCCCTACAACTTTACCGGTTGCTAATGAAAGAGAACCTTGCACTGTTCCGCCTTTTACAAATTTACCAAACGCTGATACGTCTGCATCAAAGATCGCAGCAAGGCCAACAAACTCTGCTTCTATATAACTACGTAAAGCTTCAGAACCCTTAGGCCAATCGTGCCAGTAATTCTGAAGGTCGTCGTTTATAAGAAAGAACATCCAATAATAAGCAGGTGTTCCATATAGTTTTTGCGATACAGTGTCCGGCCTTTCTCCATCTAGTATACTATAATAAGAATAGAAAGAAACATTATCTAAGTTTTTAGAGATAATAGTAGAATACTGGGATAGGTCTTTAATAGTTTTATTAATACCGCTACCATCAAAGTCGTATTCCACATTATTAAAGGTTTTGAAGTATGCCATTAAAAATCATCCTCTATATTTTTCTGCGACAATGGCATTAACTCTTGGAATGATAATGTCAAGCCGATTTCAACAGGTGTCTGTGATCGCTTAAAATAAGACATGCTGTTAGGGTTAAACGTTGTGCTAGCATTTGTTAATGCAGCTTCCGCAATCTTAGGAATACCTTGAACATTATGGAATGAAACATTAAACACTTCAGGAAAGTTATACATCAGATCTTTTGCATCGAGAGTAGGATACATTTTAGTACGAAAGAATTTAATAATCTTTGTCACTTGCTCAGCTTCTGTTTGTGAGGAAGGTATCATACTAAAAGTAAAACTAAATGCTCTCATACCTGGGGCTCTGAAAAGCATAAACTCTTGAGGGTTCAAAGTGTTCTGCATAGTCTTGCTTCGAATAGCTTCTAAAGCTGTACCTACTGAAGCACCTCCTGTACCTGCAGCAAACGCTCCAGCTGGCCCGCCAACGGCATTACCTATTAATCCAGCAAGTGCTGTAGTTGCTGCAGCAACACCGGTTGATGCAACGTTAACCACATCATCCAGACTATAGTCACTATTATCGTTAATGACATTTTCTATAACGCCACCAGCTAAACCACCAGCAGCTGATTCATAACGCATAGTGTCTGATACCTGAAAACCTTGAGGCATGTACATTGCACAAGAACCAGAATCATTTTTGTGGATTTCCTTTACCGCCCCGCTATCAGACTTAAACGCAGTTGTATATTTTGCACGATGTGAAGTGAACAAAATAAAAGGTTTGTCACCTGCGTCGTGATTAAGGGGATATCGAAGTGCCATAAATAGCTCCGTAACTGTAAACTTTTAAAATACTATAAGGTTATTTATAATGGCTCGAATGACGTACAAGGGGAAATACCGCCCTAAAAACGCAGAAAAATACAAAGGTGACCCAGATAAGGTTGTTTATAGATCATTATGGGAAAGAAATACATTCAGATGGATAGATGCAAACCCTGATATTGTTGAATGGAACTCAGAAGAAGTAGTAATACCTTACCGATGTGAGACAGATAAACGTATGCATCGGTACTTTGTTGACGTATATTATAAAGATAGGTCAGGGGCACAGTACCTTGTAGAGATTAAACCTAAGAAAGAAACCATACCTCCTAAAGTTACTCGGCGATCTCGTAGATCTATCACTGAAGCATTGACATACATTAAGAATCAATCTAAGTGGAGAGCTGCAGAAGAGTTTTGTGATAATCGTGGATGGCATTTTGTTATATGGCACGAAGACGTTCTTAAGTCCATGGGAATAAAGATCCTTAAATAAGGTATAAATAGTAGTATGGAAAATTCATTATTTCACAAATTAGAGATCGAGGCTTACCGTAAAGGTTTGCAGGCAAGATCTAAAGAAGCCAGAACCTGGTTCCGTAAAAAAACTACGGAATTATCTGGTGTTAATCGTCAGTCTCTATTAAAGGACGAAGCTTTAAAGAAGACTAAAAACCCAGAAGCTGGTGACATGTACATGTTTTTCTACGATGCTAAGTTTAGAAAAACCTTACCATATTGGGATGCGTTTCCCTTAACTATTATGGTTGAGCCAACTAAAGATGGTTTTTACGGTCTTAACCTACATTACCTATCACCCATGTTACGCGCAAAGTTCCTTGATAAACTAATGGAAACCGCTAACAACTCTAGGTTCGATGATGGTACAAAGCTAAGGTTGAATTATAGTTTATTAAAATCGGTAGCTAAATACCGTGAATTTCAACCATGCTTTAAGCGTTATCTTACTGCAAACATTCAAGGTACTGTTGCAAGAGTTGAAGCACCAGAATGGGATATCGCTATATTCCTTCCGACAGAACAGTTCCAAGGTAAAAACAAAACCCACGTTTGGGGCGCATCGAAGAGGATGATCTAATGGCATTACCTGCAGGCATAGACGCACTTAAGTCTACTATCGGTCGTAGAGGAGGTTTAGCAAAAGCTAATCGCTTTGCGCTATACATATCACACCCTGGTAAAAAACCTTCTATATTCAATACAGATGTAGAAGGTATTGTTGGGAACGCAGCAAGAACTCTCATCAGTGGCGGTAGTTTATCTCTGTCAAGTTTTGTTGAAGATCCACGTGATATGTATTTGCTATGTGAATCAGTGAGTATTCCAGGTCGACAGATCGCAACACAAGAACATTATACTACGAGCAAGGCTGTGAAGAAGCCTTATGCATATATGAATGAAGACGTAAGTCTAACATTCCACTTAACTAACGACATGTACATATGGAACTATTTTAACTCGTGGCAACAAGCTATTATAGATCCAAGCAGTGAAAGTAAAGGTGTTGCATTCGTTGATGATATAGCTACTGATATGCTTATTCAAGTGATGGGTAACACAGACTATATTCCAGTTAAAACTATTCGATTAAAGAAAGCTTTCCCTACAACCTTAGGTTCAATGGAGCTTTCTAACGCCTCAGAAAATACTACGCTCAAGGTGAGTATTACTATGGCATACGAAGATTGGGAAGAAGTAAGCACAGCTGATGGCTTTTCAGATCTAGCAGGTCGCGGTGGTGACATCGTATCTAATTCAATTAACCAATTAAGAAATATATTACAGTAGTAAATTATTTTATACAGGAGTGACGTGAAATGGCTTTACCAAAGCTAAATGCACCAAAATACACAATGACAGTTCCTTCAACAAAGGTTACTGTTGACTATAGACCGTATTTGGTCAAAGAAGAAAAATTACTTATGATGGCGGCCGAGTCAAAGGATGAGCAAGCTATTATCGGTTCTATGAAAGATCTTATAGAAACTTGTACGTATGGCAAGGTAGATCCTAATAAACTGACGATGTACGATTTAGAATATCTTTTCATTAAGATACGAGCTAAGTCAGTAGGCGAATCTGCAAAGGTAAAACAAGCCTGCTCGTCATGTGATTTTAAAAATGAAGTAACATTTAATCTTGATGCAGTTACTGTTGAACAGAAAGATCCAGATCGTGGCATGAACATTGAGCTTGCCGATGGTATAGGTCTTACAATGTGTTACCCTGACGTCAACGATATTGCTGATCTAGGTAACGGTTCAGATATAGATAAAATGATGGGTATGGTTAAGGCAAGCATTGCTTCAATCTATTCTAATGAAGAAGTTTGGAATGTGAAAGAACAATCTAAGGAAGAGGTTACTTCTTTTATTGACTCACTCACATCTGCACAGTTTACTATGATACGAGATCATTTAGAAAATATGCC